CAGACATGTACCCTTGGTCTAAATTTTCCATCCGTTGACGAAGCTGTTGAGCCTCGCTTTGGACATTTTTGGCGTAAACCAGAGCTTCTTCTCGCTCTCGCTCCGCGTCTCGCATTTTTTTAGTTAGACGGTTGATGCGTTTTTGCACAGATTCACTGTACTGCTCCATTTCCGCCTCTGCCCCTGGGGCCGAGTCTTCTGAAACAGAGACTTCCGCGACTTCTTGAGTGCTTTCTTCTTCCGAAGCAGGGACTTCTACCTCTGTTTCCTCTGCATCACCCACTTCTAGCTCAAATTGAGCGTTTTCCGCAGCATTTGCCATGCTGATTACCCTCCTTACAGACTAAGAATATCTTCGGGATCGTCAATAACAGCAAGAATCTCATCATCATTCAAGATCCTGCACTCGCCACCCTCTATGCGAAACCGAGAACCCGCATAACGAGCAAAAATAACCCATTGTTTTTCTTGGCACCAAGGCCCGTCTGGGAATTTTTCCTCGTCTTTGTAACAAAGAGAGCCTTGTTTTACGACATACCCCACCACCGTTTGTATTTGAGTGTCATCTAACACTTTAGTGGGGATGTAAATGCCGCCATCTGTGGTTTCTTTACCACGATAGGGCAAGATAAGCATTCTCCACCCGGTAGGCGTGGGCATTCTGTCCAGCAAACTTTTATCCATAGCCGCTGGATCAAGAACTTTTGGTTGAGGGGCTTTGTATAAGCTTTTTATGCCTTCTTCAGCACTTTCAAGATCGACTGTTTCCGCTAAATCAGTCATTTAGTTGCTCCTGTTGTTCTAGCAGGCCCGAGAGTTCCTGTGCAATATGGTTCAAAGCAGCTATTTCACCCATCAGGTGTTGATACTGCTCCATCGATTTAACTTGGTTGTTTTCCAATAACTCTAATATTTGAGTTCTTCTTTCCTTTATCAGTCTTTGAATAAACTGAACAAGTTGTAATACGTCCAAGATGCGCTCCGTCTTAGATTATCGTATCTATATACCATTAGGTTATATACGATGCAAGCTAATACGTCCACATTACAGGGCTAGTAGTGCGAATATCAACATGCACAAACGTTTTTGCAACGCCTATGCCACCAAATCCTAGCTTTAACGCTTCCTCAACAATTTTACGACGTTCTATGCCGTTGTCCGCGTGAATATCTGCGGCAATGCCTTGAGCGTGAGTCCCCGGTTTGATTTTTGCTTTTTCTATGGTGTGCTTTGGCGACCTGTACCCAGAGGTTATATGAAAAGGAAAATTACAAATTTCACGAAGTTCGTCTAATCTACGAATAAGTTCCGGCGATATTTTGTTTTCACCAGTTTCAGAACAAGAAAACTCTTCTTCTTTAAAATATTTGTAACTCATTCTTTTTTGCCAAGAAACAACCCAAAAGCCCCTGTAAGTGCGCCGGTCATTACACTGACTAAAGCAGCCTGTTCCGGATTAGGGTCAGGCAAAGACATAAACCACTCTATGGTGCGATACGTCATGCCTATCATGGCAAACATCAACAGCCTTGGAATAATGCGCCATGCGTTTAATTGCTCTGGCGTCATTTTTCTCTAGCAATCGACTTAGTTTTTTCAAACGTGCGTAGTCCACCCAACCCGAGCATCCCAAGAAGCACGGTCAAAAGGCTTTCCATCTCAAAGATAGGGAGGTCAGGGGTCTCCACACCAGCAACTGCAATGCCAAAAACGACAAGAGGCTGGCCAACAAAGTGCCAAGCCAAAGCAACGCCGCAAGTCCACCCAACAAATGGCCTCCAGCCTGCGACAAACATTGACTTATGCGCCGCTTCAGCCTTATTAATTTCCAACTGGCCCTTGGCAAGCTCCTGTGCGTGTCGTTCAGACATAGTTGCAATTTCATGTGCCAGCCTTGCTTTTTCGTCAGCGTCCGGTATGAATTTGTCTAGTAGCCCTGTTACGGGGCCGATCAGAGCCTGTAGCATTAAAAAATGCCTCCAGCCTGCCCTGTGCCTGCCCCTCTGTATGCTCCTATCATATTTCCTTGAGCATTATACAAATTGCCATCACTCCCTTGAGGGGCACGAACCGGAGAAGTGGCTGGGATTGGCTCACCCGCGTATGCCACATTGCTTGCGGTTTGAGGCATAGTGGGCAGTTCTGGTTCATATCCCGCATCTGCTACATAGCTTGCGGTTGTGGGCATAGCGGGCGGTTCTGGTTCATATCCCGCATCTGCTACATAGCTTGCGGTTTCTATTTGCTGTCTCGGTTGTGGCCGATTAAAACCAAAGCCCCCTCCGTACGGATTAAATTGCTGCGGCATCATTTGAGGTTGAAACATCTGACCACCAAAACCTCCTCCGTACGGATTAAATTGTTGCGGCATTATTTGGGGTTGGAACATCTGACCACCAAAACCCCTTCCGTACGGATTGAATTGTTGGAACATCTGACCACCAAAACCCCTTCCGTACGGATTGAATTGTTGCGGCATCATTTGAGGTTGGAACATTTGGGGTTGGAACATTTGGGGTTGGAACATTTGACCCCCAAAACCACCCCCGTAATTGTTGAAAAAGGCACCAATTCCACCGCCAGCATACGGGTTTTGTCTAAAAAACATTGATGCCTGTTGTGACGGAAAAAAAGCTGGTTCTGGCGTAGGGGCCGGAATAGGGATGTTTGGCCTAATTTGCGGTGTCGCCTGACCTACTGGAGCGGCCATGCGACGGATGGGGTTGGCAAACGGAGAATCGTAAGCGATTCGCATAATTTATTACCTACGCGCTAGTAAAACGCGAACCCCGTAACGCAGCACCCATGCCTCGTTTCGTGCCCGTGGTTACTTTGGCAAACATAGTATCCGGAGTTTTCTCCTCCTTAGCCGAAGCATACGGAATAGAACCTTGTCCTTGGATGTCTGCCCTATTTACAGGAGCAGGTGGGTTTTTTGGTGGAGCGCCATTTACTTTGACTGTCATTTTACTGCCCTCTTTTTAACAATTCACGTTGCATAGCGGCATCAATACGTGCCTGCGTCTGACGCTCTTGGCTAGCAAGCCTCTGCTGGAACTCAGTAGCCTTATTTTGCATACGTTGCTGGTCAAGTTGCAACTCCGCTTGATCCATCTGAGCGTCCTGCTGCATCTGCTGCTGATCCAACTGAAGCTCTTGTTGCTTCAATTGTATCAAAGGATCGGGACCCTGCCCTTGACCACTAATTTGTGCAGAAAGCTGCTTCAACTTCTGGAACTCTTCCGCATTTATCCGTGCCGTCATGGCCTCTAGTTCAAGCTCTTGTTCTGGTGTCAAGGGTTGACCATTGGTTTGTTGAAGCATCTGCGCTGTAGCCAACTCCTGGGATTTAATTTTTACATGCTCAAGAACGTGCTTTTGTAGATTAATTAAGACTTGTGGAAGAGCCTGAAGCAAGGGTGATGTGGCAAAAATTAAATGAGACATAATGTGAGCGTCGTGGTCTTGCCCCTCAAATGCCTTCAATTGCACCATGTTTAATGCGTCAATGTTTTCTTGCGCCGGGTCTTTTGGTATCGGATCTTCCGATGACGGGGCAATCAATATCTTATCGATATCATTGACCCCCAGCGCCTCATACATACGGCGATACGCCTCGTGCATATCATGCATTTGCGGGGCTTGCATGGCCATCTCAAGCTGAGACTGCGCCATTGCTATACGTTGAGCCTGCGAAAAAGTGTTTGGGTTGGAGACAGGTATAACATCTACGCGATCATCAAAGTCTTCTCGCATGATCGTACGATCACCACCCGATACGGCATATGGGTACTCTTGCGGCAGATACTCCGACATTACCCGAGCCAACAGCCTGAACTCTTGCTTCATGCTGTAGTGCAGCCGCTTATGGACCGCACTCATGACCCGTGAGCCCTGTTCCAACAACGCTACTGTAGTGCCCACAGCAGCCTGTTGATTGCCGTCCCCTACCTTCATGTCGGTTATGGTGGCAAAACGCCGTCCTGCGTCCACCACGAAGCCCAGAAGCTGCATCAAGGTGCCGTCCGGCCCCTTAAACGGTAAAGGCATCAAAGAATCACGGATCGCGCCACCCGGTGCGTCTACATCTCTAAACTCACCCGGTTGCAAAGGCTCTTCATCATCGCGTACCCGTAGACCCCTAGCCTTGAAACCCGCAGGTAGATTGGACAAAGTTCCCGCATCAATAAGCTGACGCAACGCCGCGGTGGCCGTTCTGGACAAACCACCAATCGTGTGGATCAAACCAAGGCCATAAAAGCCAAAGCCCGGCAAAAACTTGTAATGAACAAAATATTGTATCTTTTTCTTACGGTCATCATCTTCCTTAAAATTGCGCCTAATTGACAAGACCTGACCGTTATCTTCGCTTATCGTGACGATATACGGGATTTTTATACCCGTTGGCTCGCCATCTTCCCCCATGTCCTCAAAACCAGACAAATCCAAATTAACATGGCACTCCAAAAGAGTGCAGTCATAATCCAGATTACTGGGCTCCATGCCCTCCAATTTATCCAACTCACCTGAAATCTGACCGTCGTTAGACTGCGATGGAATAACCGGGATGTCTCTATAGAACCCCATGACCTGTCTGATTCGCAGGTCATTCAAAGACATTTTTACAACCTGCGTGATGTTTTCACACGAATCAAGGTCCGTGGCACCATAGGGAACCACAATGTCCTCTGCCGGGACAAACTTGCTTACCGCCCGGTCAATCGCCTCGTCAAAGTACACTTTCTTAAAAGTAGACCCCGCCAAAGGCAAGTAAAACAACATCTGATCAAACTCAGGGGTGTACTCGTCCATCACATTCGTGATGTAGTAGTTCATAAACTCTTTGACACGAAACGCCTGCGCCTCATTGCTTTTGGTCTTCTCCCCCACAACAGAGGTGCGAACAGGACCAGAAGACGGCAAAAGCTCATTAAACGCCTGCGCCTGAAACTGCGTGGCAGCCTCTGCAAGCAAGGGGTGTGTCACACCCGTAGCGCCACGAAAAGGCATCGTGCGCTCTTCATAGTTGTAGCCCAGAAGCTCCAACCCCTTGGAATAAGCGTCTTCCCACTCAGAACGAGAGGATTTGTTAGACTCAAAGTCCTCCAGTAGCCTAGAAGAAAGGGCTCCAAGCTCCCGGTCATCTAGCTCTTCTGCTAGGTTGCCATAAAAATCGCCGCTGCTTAGTCCCATCATCGCCATGGGATCAAGATCAACAATGACACCCCCATCATCCTGGGGCTCAATCTCTATGCCTTCTGGCAAAATATCATTAACAGAACCCACAAAAGTGCCGGGAGCCGCGATCTCTATATCAAGCTCCATCTCGGCTTCTTCTACTTCAGGTACTGCTGTGCTGTCCATCAAGGACGAAAGAAGTGCTTTATCGTCACCGTTTGCCATAAGTAACCCTTATGTTTGCGGCACTATAGTATCACGGCTATTAGGACCCGTCCCACGGCTGGCCGTCGTTACACTTATCCTGCCATTCGATCTCCTCAAACGTCTGGATACCAGTAGGCTCGTAGTAGTCGCACATGTCGTAAACGCCATCGTTGTTTACATCACAAACTTTTTGCCACGCGGTCATGTTGAAGTTCAAGCCCTCAGACCACGGAACGTAAGTCTCACACCATTGGGGGCTTCCGAGATCGCCCTCGCCGCTTGGTTCTTGGTACACATGATCACGCTTGAGACTGGGCAACACCTTTCTCAAATCTACGTCGCCACTGCCCCATTGCTTGAAGTGGTATAGCTGAGAGTAATCGCTGACGTACACCTTCTCGTTTTGTTCGACGGTGTACTGTGTTCCATCGTCATAAAGAATGACCGTTTTTGCTGAAAGAACCATTGTAAACAAAGCCGCCATAGCCGCCACTATAGTTCTCATGATTATCTCCTCATCTGTGGAATATACGAGCCCACCCCGCGTTTTACAGAGGGTATCTTATACATGTTTCTTGCTACTGGAGCAAGGCTGCCTACGCCGCCGCCCATGGCTTTAGCCAAAACCTTACCCGACGTGCGGAT